GCCCAGCGCGACGCCGCCAAGCAAGCCTATGACCACGCTAAGCAGACCGAGGCAACGCATGCCGAGGCTCAGAAGTTGGCGGCCCAGCAAGCAAATCAGCACGGAATGGATCGAATCAAGATGGGGCTTGAGGCAGCGCAGGCTGCGGCAGAGCTTGATCACAAACGCGACAAGATGATCTCTGATCAGGGCATCCAATGATTGACAAAGCACTTACCTACCTGACCGGTCAGATCAACGACCGCGTCAATCAACTTCAAGAAGCCATGGCAGACGACAACTGCAAGGACTTCGGGGAGTACAAGAAAGCTTGCGGAGAGGTCAAAGGTCTGCTCACCGTGCGCGCCTACATCACAGACCTACAACAACGACTGGAACAAGATGACGACTGATCTTTTGATCGCGACCAACCCCAAAAATCCGACCATCATCGGAACGGTGAAGCCCAAACCCGAGCAAGCCAAGCAACTGCCCAAGCCTGCCGGATACAAGATCTTCTGTGCGGTACCTGACATCGAAAAGACGTTTGAAAATGGGATTGCCAAGTCCGAGGACACCGTTCGGTACGAGGAAATCCTGGCCAACGTCCTGTTTGTGGTCGAACTTGGGCCTGAGGCTTATCAGGACAAAGCCAAGTTTCCGCATGGCCCGTGGTGCAAAAAGGGCGATTTCGTCCTTGTCCCGTCCAATTCCGGCACGCGGTACACCATCCACGGCAAAGAGTTCCGCATGATCAATGACGACAGCGTCGATGGCACCGTCGAAGATCCGCGCGGCATCTCACGCAAGTACGCTTGAAGGAGCGACACATGGCTGACGAATACAAGTTCCCCGACGAAGTCGAGGCCAAGGAAGACAAGATCGATATCGAGGTGGATGACGACACGCCGCCCGACGACCGCAACCGCGAGCCCTTGCCGGCCGAGGTAGCGAAGGAGTTGTACGAGGACGAGTTGGAAGACTACTCGGCCAAGGTCAAGAAGAAGCTGACCCAGATGAAGAAGCTCGCGCACGATGAGCGCCGCGAGAAGGAGCGGGTGCTGCGCGAACAGGATGAGGCAATCGCGATCGCCAAGAGGGTCATAGAAGAGAATGGCCGGCTGAAGCAGAACCTTGCCAACAGCGAGAAGAACGTGATGCTGAGCATCACCAGGGCTGTTGAAATGGAGATGGCCAACGCCAAGCGCGCCTACCGCGAAGCTTACGAGTCCGCTGACCCGGATCGAATCATGGAGGCCCAGGAGAAGTTGACCGAGGCAACCATGAAGGTGGACAAGGTCAAGAACTTCAAGCCAGCGCCGGTCGAAACCTACTCACCGCCGCAGCCCCAAGCGCCGCGGATTCAGGTTGATCCGACTGCGAAACGCTGGCAGCAGAACAACCAATGGTTTGGCCAGGACGATGAAATGACCAGTCTCGCACTCGGCCTGCACGAGAAACTGAAAAAGGAGGGGGTTGCAATTTCTTCTTCCGAGTACTACCGTCGCATTGACGAAACGATTCGCAAACGCTTTCCCGAGAAGTTTGAAAGCGACCGCAAACGCTTTCCCGAGCAGTTTGAAAGCGACAACGACGAAACACCAAGCGCGGTGGTCGCACCCGCTACACGCAGCACCGGGTCGAAGAAGGTTCGACTCAGAACATCGGAGTTGAACATCGCCAAGAAACTTGGCCTCACTCCTGAACAGTACGCCCGAGAGATGCTCAAATTGGAGTCCCGCTGATGAATGACGCTCGCAAGCCCCGTGAAGCAGAAACCCGCGTTGCAGCGCAGCGTCCCAAGCAGTGGCAGCCGGCCGAGCTTTTGCCTGAACCCGACAAGAAACCGGGCTGGGCATATCGCTGGGTACGGACGTCCACGCTCAACACGGCAGACCCGAGGAACATCTCCAAGAGTTTGCGGGAAGGATGGGAACCGGAATCGATTGAGGAGCAGCCCAGCATGCAATTGCTGACTGATCCCAACAGTCGCTTCAAGGACAATATCGAAATCGGCGGTCTGCTGCTGTGCAAGTGCCCTATGGAGCTTGTTGAGCAGCGCAACGCACACTTTCACAACATGACACGGGCTCAGACCGAGTCGGTTGACAACAATCTGATGCGCCAAAGCGATCCGCGGATGCCGCTCTTCCAAGAGAAGCGGTCAACCTCGAGCTTTGGCAAAGGCGCTTAATTTCCATTCAAGGAGTCTTTCATGGCTTACCCCATTGTCGCTGCGCCCTACGGGCTCGCACCGATCAATCTGCTGGGTGGTCGCGTGTTTGCTGGTCAGACCCGTCTGATCCCGATCGCGAGCGGCTCGACTACCGCCATTTTTTATGGCGACCTGGTCAAGCTGAACACGAGCGGGACGCTGGACAAGGTCACGACCACTGCCACCGCCACGAACGCGATTGGCGTGTTTCTCGGCTGTACCTACACCAACCCGTCGACCAACCAAAAGCTGGATTACCAGTACTACCCTGGCGCGATCACGGCATCGGACATCCAAGCCTACGTCCAAGACGACTACGACCAACTGTACAAGGTTGCCGTGGTTTCGTCGGGCACGACCATCGGCGGGCTGACCCGCGCGGCCGTTGGCCAGAACATCTCTGTGGTGCAGAACTCCGGTTCGACCACCTCGGGTGATTCGGCCGTTGGCGTTCTCAACAGCACCGGCACCGCCACCACCCTTCCGTTCCGGGTTGTGGATGTCGTACCGGAAACCGTCAACGCTTCGGGTTCGTACACTGAAGTGATCGTCAAGTGGAACTTTGGCGTTCACCTCTACACGACCGCCGTCGCCGCCGCCTAAGGAGTAGCACATGGCAATTTCACGCGCACAACTGCTGAAGGAGCTTCTCCCCGGCCTGAACGCCCTGTTCGGCCTTGAGTACGCTCGATACGGCGAAGAGCACAAGGAGATCTACGAAACCGAGACCTCCGAGCGTTCGTTCGAAGAAGAAACCAAGCTGTCCGGTTTCTCGGCGGCTCCGGTAAAGAACGAAGGCCAAGCGATTGCGTATGACAATGCGCAAGAAGCTTGGACGGCCCGCTACAACCACGAGACCATCGCTCTTGGGTTCTCGCTGACGGAAGAAGCCATTGAGGACAACCTCTATGACTCGCTGTCGGCGCGCTACACCAAGGCGCTGGCCCGTGCCATGGCGTACACCAAGCAGGTCAAGGCGGCCGCCGTTCTGAACAACGGCTTCATCTCCGGCACCAACAACCAGTACAACGGTGGTGACGGCGTTCCGCTCTTGAGCGCCTCGCACCCGCTGGTGAACGGTGGCACGAACAGCAACATCCCGTCGACCCCGGCGGATCTGAACGAGACCTCGCTTGAGGCCGCCGTGATTCAGATCAGCCTGTGGACTGACGAGCGTGGCCTGCTGATCGCCGCCAAGCCGCGCAAGCTGATCGTTCCCCCGTCGCTCCAATTCGTCGCCACCCGTCTGTTGGAAACCGAACTTCGCGTCGGCACCAACAACAACGACGTGAGCGCGATCAAGAACAACGGCTCGATCCCCGAGGGCTACACGATCAATCACTTCCTGACGGACGTGAACGCCTGGTTCATCACCACCGATGTTCCGAACGGCCTGAAGCACTTCGTTCGCACGCCCCTGTCGCAGTCGATGGACGGCGATTTCGACACCGGCAACGTCCGGTACAAGAGCCGCGAGCGTTACAGCTTCGGCTGGTCGGATCCGCTCGGCATCTACGGCTCGGCCGGCGCATTCTGAGCATGACCCAGCAGTAAGCAAGAGCCTCCTTCGGGAGGCTTTTGTGTTTCTGGGCTCTTGCACACCAGAATCAATCAAGGTATAGAATGCAGCATCTGGGTGGACACTCTTGCCGACTGCCCCAGCAGACGATGCAACGACGACAAGAGTACCTTTGCATAGGGATTGAACATGGGACGTTCTACTTTTGAAGGGCCAATTCTGTCTGGCGACAATCGATTTGGTCCTCTGCGCGACGTTGGCTATGCCCGTCTGTCGCAACAAGCCGCTCTGAGCTTTGCGGTTACCACCAATGGCTCGGCCGGGTACTGCGGTTCGTCTGGTCAGTTCGTGGCCAGCAACACGATTCCGAACGTCAACGCCACGGTCTACACCCCGTCAAGCTCGGTGTACCCGCCGGCGGCCGCCAGCATTACCGCCGACACCGGCAGCGCGATCTATCGTGGCGCCGTGTTCTTCATGCCCATCAACTCGCAGATCATTGCGGTTGACTACGACATCGGGATTTTCCCGACGGTGGCTTCCGGTTCGGTGACGTCGATTCAGTTGCTTCTGGGTAACCAGTTCAACGGCTCGCAGTACGCTCAGACCGCCGCCATCACCTCGGGCACGGGTCGGCAGACGATGACCTACAGCGGCACGCAAGTGACCAACATGCAGGCCACGACCGCGGACATCACCAACGGCCAGCAGCCGTCGCAACTGTCGCAAGTGGTTGCAACGCTGGTGATTGTCGGCTCGACCATGACCACGTTGGCGACCGGCACCAACTACATCACCATCAGCTATCGTCAGTACGACGGCAACATTGGCAGCACGACCGCCTACCCCTACGGCAACTTCGACTAAGGGGAACGCATCATGACGATGCAGACCGACGTCAAAGCATCCCACTTGAATCAAAGTGGGTTTGCGACGGGGCCGAATCGAACTCGCCTGCGCGGGTTCTTTGCGATCCCGACTTCTACGGCCGGCACCGTGAACATCTTCGACACGCTGACCGCGCCCGTGACAACCGGCACTTACGGCCGATCGGGCACAACGGTTACCGTGTCGCTGACAGGGCACGGGTATCAAACCGGGCAGTCGCTGGGGCTTGCGTTTTCGTCCGGCACGGGTGGCTCGGCGACGAACGGCAACTACAAGATCACGGTGGTAGATGCCAACACGTTCACGGTGACCGACATCAACTCCGGCACCATCACCGGCACGCCGGCGGTCAGCATTGCCTCGGCATGGATGGTGTCGTTTGACACCAACGCCAACGTGGCGGCGGTGATCTCGGTCAACATTCCCGGCGAAGGAATTCTGGCGTACAACCAAATGTACGTTCAGATGACCAACGAAAACACGATCACGGTGTTCTACGGATGATGGAGCCCGTCCAATCCTCGACAAGCCTGGTGGGCCGCAAGATCATGATCGGCCTGCCGACCTATGACTTCAAGGTCTCGACCAAGCTTGCGATCGCCTTGGCAAGTTTCTGCGTCAAGGCTCGAGATCATGGGGTCGACATCCAGATCAGCAACGTCTCAGGCTGCTCTGTGGTGTCGCGGGCGCGCAACCTTGTTGTTGAGGAATTCCTCAACAGCGACTGCACCGAACTGATGTTCATTGACGCCGACATCAACTTCAATGCGGACGACATCTTCCGGCTAATGGTCTGGGGCACCGATCCCAAGAAGGGCGTGGTAGCCGGCATCCCGGTGGCCAGGAAGAAGGGCAAGGTGTTCATCTCGACCTTGGACACGGACGAGGAAGGGAAGGTCACCATGAACCGCATGGGCTTGGTCAAGGCCCGGCGCGTGGCCACGGCCTTCATGCTGATCCGGCGCGAGGTGTTTGAGAAGCTGAAGGCAGCGCATCCTGAGTGGCAGTACGATGATTCTCGAGGCTCCGGTGGCGGGAACATCTATTCGTTCTTCGACTTCAAGTCCACGCCTGAAGGCTACGTTGGAGAAGACTACGTCTTCTGCGACCGCGCCGCCGAGGTGGGGTTTGAGGTCTGGATCGATCCGACCATTCGGCTGGGCCACATGGGCGTCGAGGAGTTCGTTGGCTCCTTCGGCGAGGACTGGCTCTATCCACACATGCTGGATCCGAAAAAGGATGCTGCGTAATGCCCAAGACCCCCGCATGGCAGCGCGCTGAAGGCAAGAACCCCAAAGGCGGCCTCAACGCCAAGGGGAGAGCCTCTTACAACGCGGCCAACCCCGGCAAGCCTGGCTTGAAGGCTCCTGCTCCAAACCCAAAAACGGAAAAAGATGCCGCTCGTCGCAAATCATTTTGCGCTAGATCGGCGGGTCAAGCAAAAATGTTTCCTGAAGCTGCAAAAGACCCAAATAGCCGTTTGCGTAAAGCGAGAAAAGCATGGGCCTGTTAACTTGCACACGGTGCAAAGAAGCAAAACCAGAAACTTCAGAATGGTTTCCATTGCACAACAAAAAGAAAAATGGCCTTGATAGTTGGTGTCGCGCATGCAGGGCAACGTATCGCAATTCGATTAATCGCGGCAAATTTAGAAAGTTGATTTCTGATCAAGAATTGATGGAGTTAAAAGCAGAAGTTACACAATGTGTAATTTGCGGGGAAACGGGCGCATTGGTTGTAGACCACGATCATCACACAAACAAAGTGCGTGGCATGCTTTGTAACAACTGCAATCTTGGATTGGGGCATTTCAAAGACGACCCGCTGCTGCTTGAGTTTGCGTCGCAATATTTGTACGCTTCTGCGGATTTGCCCGAATGGAAAAAATATTTAGCTAATTGCAAACAGGACTGCTGACATGCCAAGTCACAGCGCCAAGCAACATCGTTTCATGGAAGCAATTGCCCACAGCCCGTCATTTGCCAAGAAGGCCGGTGTGCCTCAATCCGTTGGCAAAGAATTCGCTGCGGCCGATAAAGGCAAGACATTCAAAAAGGGTGGTGAAATGAAAGAGTCGAAAGCTATGATCAAGAAGGAAGTCGCCTTCATGAAAGCCAAGGGCGCTCCCAAGTCGATGATCAAGCATGAGGAAGCCGAGGCCAAAGGCTACCGGCGCGGCGGCCGCATCAAGCGGTATGACGAGGGCGGCATCTCGGAAGGCCCGAACAAGAACATCGACGACGACACGCGCGCCCGCGCCCTGGCATGGGCTGCTCGAGGCGGCCAAGATGAAGAGGTGTTTCCCGCTGCTCGCCCCGCTGCACCTCGCGCGCGACCGGCTGCGGCTCGCCCCGCCATGACCCGTGTCACGGAAGTTGAAACCGCTCGCGTGCCTCAAGCCGCCCCCAGCAACGCCCGCAAAGATGAAGAAGGGCCATACCGAGGCAGGGCCATGTCTTACAAAGGGCGGCAGTCGCCCGAGCGCCAGCAGCAAAACGCCGAGAATGTGGCAAGCGCAGCAAAAGTGGCGGCAAGCATGATCCCGTTGGGCAGGATTGCCAACGCCATTCGAGGCGGAGTAGGACTGCTTGATCGAGCAATGACTCGGCGCGAAGAGACGAGGCAAGCGGCGCCAAAACTTGACGAAATGATGGAGCGCGCCCGCGAGCGTTTTGCAGAGCAAGGCGCCCGAGGCGGTCGCGAACTCGGCACGGAAGGTTTGGGCCTTGAAGAAGCAGCGCGCCTGTCACCCGAGGCACTTCGCAACCGCCGCATGATTGCTGAAGTGCCGGTTGGAACAACTCGCCGCGACCCGATCCTTGAAGAGGCACAACGCCGCGCGATTAGGGGCGGTTTCGTGGAAGCGAACCCGTTTGAGGGAATGAAACACTCAAGCCAGATGTCCACAGAAGAGCTTCTGGACAGAGCAAGAAGCACTCGTGACGGCTACAAGCGAGGTGGCAACGTGAAAGAAACCATGGGTCCGATGGACATGCGCGAAGATGTCGAGGGCGGCGAACACGCGCAGCACATGCGGTTTGGCGAGCACTCGGAACAGCACCGCGGCCACACGCGCGGCATAAACCTGGGCGACAGCGGCTCGAACGTCGGCATCGAAGGCGGCGGCAAGATGAAGGCGTCGCACATCAAGCACATCATGACCATGGCGGCAGGCGGCCTTACGGCGCCTCAGATCGCCAAGATCATGAGCGGCATGCAGCGCCCTGCCCCGGCGGCGCGTGGGATGGCTCCCGGCATGCCCCAAGGCGTCCGCGCCAAACGCATGGCGGTAGGTGGCATCTCGGCTCAACCGACAGCCATGCCGCAGATGCAGCAGCGTCCGCAGCAGAACATGATGAATATGCGGGCTCAAGTGCCTCCGGCAGCCCAAGGCGGCCAGTTCGCCATGCAGCAAGCGCAGCATCCGCAGATGGGTGGCATCAACCCGCATCCGCAGATGGGCGTCCCCCAGCCTACCGGAAGTGGCGGCGGCATCAACCCGCATCCGCAGATGGGTGGCCCCCAGCCCACCGGAAGTGGCGGCGGCATCAATCCGCAACCGAAAATAAATAATCCAACGACGCCCGTTATTCCTTCGGGCTATCCCGGCGGCGCCCCTTTGGCGATTCAGCCCACCGGAAGTGGCGGTGACTTCAATCTGAACAGCGTAATTACAGGTTATGGACCAAATGGCGAGCCAATCTATTCGCAACAGGATCAATTTGGACATCAAATAACGGCAACCGGGCCATACACGCCTACGACTCAGCCGCAATACGCCGCCGGCGGCGGCGTAAGACCGCAACCGCAAGGCCCGCAGCAGGGAACTGGCTCAGACGGAGGTACGTGGATAGCTGCCGCCGGCGGCGTCGCCAAAAAGCTCCCTACCGCCAAGCAGATGGGTGCCATGGCTTTGGCAAAGGGCGGCCGCGTCAAGGAAACGATGGGGCCGCGCAGCATGAAGGAAGATGTTGAACGCGGATCGAATCGTCACCTTAAGCACGGCGAGTCGGCGGTTCAGAAGAAGGGTCACACCAAGGGCAAGAACCTTGGCGACTCCGGCAAGACGGTTGGCATTGAGCGCGGCCCCAAGCACTTCGCCAAGGGCGGCCATGTCAAGTCGATCGACGGCATCGCTCGCCGCGGTCACACCAAAGTCAAGTATCGTTAAGAGGTCATCATGAAGACACACCACGAGCACGTTCAGCACCACCTCGCCCAATACGATGGCTTTCACATGAAGAAGGGCGGGCCGGCCATGCACCATCATGCCCCGACCGCGCATCATCACGCGGAGCACGGTGCCAAGGTGCATCACCATCACGAGGCAATGGAAGCCATGCTGAAGCATCACGACGGCGGCATGCATGGCCACAAGCATCATCATGAGGAAGTCAAAAAGCTCTGCGGCGGCGGGATGTAAATGAGGCCGTCTCGAGGAATGGGGGCGGTCAACCCTTCCAAGATGCCTGGCCGAAAGACCATCGTGCGGAAGGACAACCCAAACGATGTGGCCCTGTACGCGGCTGGCGGGCACGTTGACGGCAACTGGATCCAAGGCGCCATCAAGCACCCCGGCGCTCTGCACAAGAGCCTCGGCGTGCCTGAGGGCCAGCCTATTCCGGCCAAGAAGTTGGCGAAGGCCGCAAAGGCGTCTGGCAAACTTGGCAAGCAGGCCCGGCTGGCGGAGACGCTGAAGGGCATGCGCAAGTCAAAGAAGGCAAAGCGATAGATGACTACGACGGGTACGGACGTCTTCAACCTTCAGTTCAGCGACATCGCTGAAGAAGCGTATGAGCGTTGTGGGGTTGAGATGCGGACTGGCTACCAGTTGCGCACGGCCCGTCGCAGTTTGAACATCATGACCATCGAGTGGGCCAACCGTGGCATCAACCTCTGGACGATCGACCAGGGCGAGATCGTGCTGAACACCAACCAGATCACCTACACGATTCCGGTTGACACCATCGACCTGCTGGATCATGTGGTTAGGACTGGCTCGGGCGTGAACCAGACGGACATCAACATCACCCGAATTTCGGAAACGACCTACTCCCAGATCCCGAACAAGTACGCCAACGGCCGGCCGATTCAGGTCTGGGTCAACCGGCAGTCCGGCAACACCAACTCAACGGCCAGCACCACGGTAGCGCAGACGGTAGTGGCCGGTGACACCACGATTACGGTCACCAGTGTGGCAAACCTGCCATCGTCCGGGTACGTCAACATCGACTCCGAAACGATCAACTACACGAACGTGTCCGGCAACCAACTGCTGAACTGCGTCCGCGGGCAAAACAACACAACGGCGGCCGGGCACAGCGTTGGGGCCAGCGTCTACATAACGTACCTGCCCAACATCACCGTCTGGCCCGCGCCCAACGCCGGCGGCGGGTATACGTTCGTCTACTGGCGGATGCGCAGGATCCAAGACGCCGGCAACGGCATCCAGACGCAAGACACCCCGTTCCGATTCATCCCCTGCCTGACATCCGGCCTCGCGTATTACCTGTCGATGAAGGTGCCGGAGGCCATGGGCCGGTCAGCCGAACTCAAGGCGGCGTATGAGGAGCAATGGGACTGGGCGTCAACGGAAGACCGGGAGAAGGCGTCGCTGCGCCTTGCGCCCCGTCAGATGTTCTGGTGATGTATGGCTACCCAATTTGCATCCGGCAAGTATGCGATCGCGGAGTGCGACAGATGCGCTCAACGGTACATGCTGAAGGAACTGAAGAAGGAAATCATCAAGACCAAGCTGTACCAGATCAAGGTCTGCCCGTCCTGCTGGGATCCTGACCAGCCGCAATTGAGCCTGGGCCTGTACCCCGTCTATGACCCGCAGGCGGTCAGAGAGCCGCGGCCCGATGTGAGTTACTATGTCTCGGGAACCAGCGGCTTACAGATAACGGGAGTCAACTCAAATGCTCAGAGTGGTACTGGCTTTAATGAAGAAGGAAGCCGAACGATCCAATGGGGTTGGTATCCAGTTGGAGGAGCGAGCGGATCAGACGCGGGCCTCACTCCGAACGATCTGGCAACAGTTTGCCAAGTGGGCAACGTCACCGTTTCAACGACCTAAGGAGTAGGACGTGAACAAGAAAGAAGTCAAGCAGATTGCGGACGAGGAAGTCCACAAGCACGAGCGAAACATGCACGGCCGCACCACCAAGCTCGCCAAGGGCGGCGTGACCACGCAGAGCGCCAAGGCCCACGGCCGCAACATCGCTCGAGTCATGAACCAACGCAGCCGGGGTCGGTAATGATCAAAGGCAAAGTTCCGCCCATGAGGGTTGACAAGCGGCATCTGATCAAAGAAAACGAACCTGCCGAGGCGTATGCAATGCCTCACACCATGGACGGCAAGCAGGTGACGATCGAGAGCACGATGGGCGCCGGCTATCCGGACGAAGCCAAGACAAGCGGCATCGTGGTGCGCGGCACCCGTAACCAGACCAAAGGCCGGATGGCCAGAGGCCCGATGGCATGACGTACGACGAACTTGTCACGGCGGTCAATGACTACGCGGAGAACAACTTTCCGACCGTAGACATCAACCGTTTCATCGAGCAGGCCGAGCAGACGATCTACAACACCGTCCAGCTCCCGTCACTGCGCCGAAACGTGACAGGTTCGTTGACGGCCGGCTTTCCGTACCTGTCACTCCCTACGGATTTTCTCTCGACGTTCTCCTTCGCGGTAATTGACTCGGCGGGCTCATACTTCTTCCTGCTGAACAAGGACGTCAACTTCATCCGGGAGTGCTACCCTAGCCCCACATTCCAGGCGCTGCCGCAGCATTACGCTCTCTGGGGGCCGCAGACAAGTCAGCCGAACTACCTGAGCTTCATCCTCGGCCCCACGCCCGATCAAGCGTACACGGTGGAACTGCACTACTTCTTCTACCCGGTGTCCATCATCCAAGCCGCCGTGAACACGCTGGGAACGCTTACAGGGGGCTCTGGCTACACCAACGGTCAGTACTTCAACGTAACCCTCACCGGCGGCACGGGGACGACCTGCACGGCCGATATCGTGGTGTCTGGCGGGGCGGTGACCAGCGTGAACCTGGTGAACGGCGGCTGCTACTACACGGTGGGCGACACGCTCTCGACCGCCGCCACCAACCTTGGAAGCGGCACCGGCACAGGATTCAACATCAAGGTTCTGGCAGTCAACAACCCGACGGGCACAACCTGGCTGGGGCAGAACTTTGATACCGCATTGCTGAACCAGACCTTGGTCGAGGCCATCACCTACCTGAAGGGCGAGGCCGACATGATCAAGCTCTACCAAGATCGGGCTGCCATGGCCATGGCGCTGCTGAAGCAACTGGGCGACGCGAAGGAGCGTGGCGACGCCTACAGAGACGGTCAAGTGAAGAGCAAAGTTCTATGATCACGCAGACCCAGACCACATCGTTCAAGCTTGAACTGTACGAGGCAATTCACAACTTCCTCGCCGACACGATGATGATCGCGCTCTACAACGCGAACGCCGATCTTGGCGCGTCGACGACCGCCTACACCGCCAGCAACGAAATCACCGGCACCGGCTACACCGCAGGCGGGCAGATGCTGACAGGCGCCACCGTGACATCATCCGGCACGGTGGCATACGTCAACTTCGCCAATGTGCTCTGGTCGCCGGCCGCTTTTACCTGCCGAGGCGCGCTGATTTACAATGCGTCGAAAGCCAATCGATCGGTCGCCGTGCTGAACTTTGGGGCCGACAAGACAGCTTCAAACACCTTCTTGATCACCATGCCGGCCAATAGCGCCGACACTGCAATCATCAGGAGTACATAGTGCTGATTACAACAACCAAAGGTCTGATGCAGGACTCCGATCTGGAGAAAAGCGAAGGCTCGGTTGACAACGACCACGAACTCACCACTTGGGTGGAATACCGCCTGAACGGTGAACTTGTCCATCGTTCCGTACACGTCAATCTCAAGAAGAACGTGTTTGCGGATGGCGTCGCGGCAATGCTCGCGTAAGGAAAAATCATGGCAAACGCTCAGGCAATGTGCACTTCGTTCAAGGGCGAACTGCTCTCGGCAACGCACAACTTCTCATCGGCCAACCCGGCCCACACGGCCAGCACGGCTGACAGCTTCAAGGCCGCTCTGTATCTTGCGTCCGGCTCGCTCGGCGCAACTACGACCGCATACAGCACCACCAGCGAAGTGTCGGGCACAAACTACACGGCAGGCGGTATCGCGGTGACCAACGCCACGAACCCGACCACCTCGGGCACAACCGGGTACTGGACGCCGTCGGCATCGCTGACTTACACGAACGTGACGCTCTCGACCGCCTTCGACACTGTGCTGATTTACAACAACAGCCAATCGAACAAGGCCGTGTCCGTGCATACGTTCGGCTCGCAGACAATTACTGCCGGCACCTTCACGCTCACGATGCCGAGCAATGCGGCCGGCACTGCGCTGATCAACATTGCGTGATCATGCGTTGTGACCTTCAAAGGATCAGCCTCTGATCAAGCGGCGCTGAATGTCGCAACCCCAGGCGTGTGCAACGCATGCCTGGGGCTTTTTCGTTTGGCGGTAGCTGAGTAATGGTTACCAAAGTTATATTCCTTACCAGCGGCACGACGTATGTGGTGCCGTCGGACTTCTCTGCGCCATACAGCTTTGAGGCAATTGGCGGTGGCGGTGGCGGCGGCTTTGGCGGTGGAAAAGGCGGCGGTGGCGGTGCGGCTTATGCCAAAGTAACTGATGCTGATGTCACGGTTGCAGCAAGCGCAACGGTCAACATAAGCATTGGCGCAGGCAACAGCAACGCTGCGGGCGGTGACACTTGGCTAAACATTTCAACCGCTTCCGCTCCGTCCTCAACAGCACAAGGCGTTTTAGCCAAAGGCGGCGGCCAACAAACTGGTGGGGCTTCAGGTTCTTCTGTTGGCTCAACAAAATTTAGTGGCGGCAGTGGAGGTTCCAACGGAGGCATTACAGCATCAAACGGTGGCGCGGGTGGCGC